TTTGTTGCTGTGATACCAGTTATAAATGCGCCATTACCGAGTAAATAATTTCCCGAAATGTTACCAACCGTGGTTATGTTTCCAACAGCAGAAATGTATCCTGAACTGATTAAATTATTGCCGGTGATATTACCGCCGGTGATATTGCCAGTAACTCCTAAAAAGCCACTAGTTATAATATTACCGGCTATGACATTGGCTGTGGTTCTGACTGGTCCAGTCAGACTGACCAAATTGCCTGTATAAGTAGGTAAAAACGCCGCTACATTAGAATCATTGTAACTGGTATTGGCCACAATGCCTGTGATTAATGCGCCGTTACCCACAAGGTAATCACCATAGATGTATTGGAATGTTCTATCTGGAGCACCAAGATCGTAAACACCCGATGTGCCAGGAACAACAGTACTGTTGGCTTGAATATTACCGATGCCATTGCCGGCTAAAGTCAACCCCAGATTTGTAACTGTGGTGGTAATTACGTTGCCAGAGATTTTTACCTGACTGCCTACAGGGCCAGCGGCCCAGATCTGTGTAAAATTGTCGTTTACTGCGGTAAAGGCATTGCGTAAGGGCTCACCTGTACCATCATTGGCAGCCGCCCCTACATCTATTATCTGTTGTGTCATAGGTAAACCATATCCTCTGGGGTATTTACCTAAAACACAGGATCTAGTTTTTGGCTAAATTTCTTTAGACACAAGGCGGAGTTGGAAATCTGCCATTTGCACATGTGCTAGGTTGGGTACGCCCAGCAATTCACGTACCTCTGCAGTGGTATCTCCTACTATTCTAAAGAAACTGGTCTTGGGATAATCTTTCATTATGGTTTGTAATTGTCTAACCCAGTTGCCGGTAAAAGTAGGATTGGCAGAACTTTTTTTGTAGAATTCTGTGTCAGCATAACAGTTGTTAAATCTACCAGTACGTGTGGGTCCGAGATCAAAACCTATCAAATACACAGCCGTTGCTCCATCGATTGCGGCTTGAGATACTGCTACAGGTCCAGAACTGTAACCAAAGTATTTTTGTGCTATGCGTCTTGCGCCCGAATCTGTCAAGGGCTTGCGGGTATAGTGAACGTGCGTTTGACTGTAACCTTCATGTTGGATACGTTCACTGATAGGAGTATCAGTACTGATCAGTACGTCTGGTTCAAACTCACGATAGATAGCATTACACCCATAGGTGGTTCCTAATGTTTTTAACGCTGTTAAATCCACTGCTTGTCGGCTTACACCGTTACCTAACACAAATGCCGCGGCCATAAAAAATCCTCCCAGTATGTATCTAGGAGGATTGTTGGGGGTTACAAATTAACTTGTAACGCTGGCAATTTGTGCCAATTGTAATGTTCCGTTTTGTGCTTGAGCACTAGAAATAACTTCTGCACCAGACCATGTGACGTTACCTTCGTCTGTGAAGAAGTTGGTCACATAGAAGTTTTCATTGGATTGAACGTTTGTACCAAGGTTACTATTACTATAGTTCTGGTATGTCATGCCGTTCCAGTCACGAACCCACTTGTTGGTGATATAACTGGCATACACAGCACTTGAATCGCCCACTGAGTAAGCAATGCTCATGTTGCCGGATGCCGGCGTGGCTGTGTTAGACAACACGCATTGTCCAACTGGATATGCTGTACCTGTGCCTGAACCGATGGCTCTAACTGTAAAGATATCACCAACTGCGGCGCCGTTTGGTGCACCACATGCTTGCCAATTTGTTGTTCCAAGAGCGGCAATTTGATATGCCTGACCAACTATCATGTCTTCATCAGCAGTGCTTGCGTATGTGTATGCAACCAGGAACTTGTGTGAACCTTTTTGACGGATAATACGACCTCCGTATTGATTAGCAAGATCATATGTAGCAGTACCGTCAGCCAATGTAATGTTGACCAAACAGTAAATTTCTGGATAAGTTGCACTTGGAGTACTGGTAGTAAATATTCCACCAACCACACCCAAGAATTGAGTGCTGTCTAACGTTTGAACTGGTGTATTATACACTGGGTTAGTCAACGATCCAAAGTTAGGATAGGCAGCGTCTGCCAGAATAGTTTGATTATAAGTTGTTACCACTGGATTAGATCCAGAAACGGTGGTACCTGCACCAACGTTATTTTTTTGAATTTTAAGAGCTCTTCCCATTTGATTTCTCCTTATAGAAGCCCAATGTGCGTTCTAGGCACTACGCGGTGGGTTTAATCGCCGCATAAAACACCGTATTGTGTTGACAAGTATTTAGCGAAAATGTAAAATACGGTACTACCACAGCGTAAATATCCTTATGAATCAACAACAAGTAGACTTAATCGAACAAGGCAATCAGTATCGTGCTAGCCATGAACCCGAAAAATCACTCCGGTGTTATGCGCAGGTCCTAGTAGAAGATCCAGACAATGCTCCAGCATTTTGTAACTATGGCAATGTCATGCGTGAACTGGGACACCCAAAACGTGCTATACCTTTTTTACAACATTCTATTTTGTTAGATCCCACTAACATCACTGCACAATTTAATCTAGCAGTGGCATACTTGTTGTCTGGAGATTACGCTCGTGGCTGGACTCAATATGAAACTCGTTGGCAGTTTGAACATCTTGCTGGAACAGAACCCAAGTTCACACAACCTCGCTGGCGTGGAGAAGATATTCGAGACAAGACTATTCTTGTGGTAGGTGAGCAAGGACACGGAGATTGTATTCAGTTTTCAAGATTTATTTTTAATTTACATGCTATGGGTGCTCAAGTCAAACTACAGGTCACAGACGGATTGATTCCTTTGTTGAATCAAAGTGACATTATCAAACACACTGGAAGATACAACGAGGACATGGGCGAGTTTGATTACTGGGTTCCTATCATGAGCATTCCTACCATACTAGGTATCACCCTAGACAATTTACCAAGGGTACAAAGTTATCTTACTGCCACACCAGCATTGATGAAAGCATGGCAAGATCGGTTAGGACCCAAAAAACGTATGCGTATAGGCGTGAGTTGGAGTGGTCGCAAAGATTCTTGGATACATCAACACAAGAGTGTGCCGTTTCCTGTAATACTTGAAATGATTCAATCAAATCCACAATACGAATGGATTAATTTACAAGTTGATGTTGATCCCGAGGAAGAAGCCGAATTAACCAAAGCAGGAGTTACTGCATATCCCAACAGCATCTCTAGTTTTGCAGATACAGCGGCCTTGCTCATGCACATGGATGTTGTAGTTTCAGTAGATACTGCTATCAGTCATCTTGCTGGCGCCTTGGGCAGACCCACGTGGGTCATGCTGAATCAGTATGGGCAGGATTGGCGCTGGTTACTAAATCGTGATGACTCACCTTGGTATCCAACGGCAAGATTGTTTAGACAACCCGCACGTGGTGACTGGACCAGTGTTACTCAAAAGATCAGTAAATTCCTAAGTTGGTTTAAAGTTTAAGTCAACAAAAAACCTGCCGAAGCAGGTTTCTTGCCTTCCCATCTCGGGGTAGTTTCTCTGATTAGGAGAAAGACAAATTACTCACGGCAATTTCTCCCACATAATCTCCGGCATTGCCGAAAGATGATGCAGTGTTTGTCAACTCGATGTAACCATAACGTGTCATGAATGACACGACTGGTTCGAATGTGCTTGGATCCAACACAACGCCTGAAGACATCAAAGGAATGTATGGGCAGTAGAATGCTGGAGCGTCTGCTTCTGAAGAACCCTTGTAACCAACCAACACTGGTGTAGTGTCACTTGCATAAGAGTCAACGAACACACGCATAGCGCCGTTTAATGTACCAACAAACTTGGTGTTTGTAGGTGCTTCGAATGTGCCTTCTGTGGTACGTGCAAATGCCGAAGTTGTTGCAGATTGCAACACTGTCAATGCAGCCGAGCTAACAACAGCGTAGTTACCTGCGCCACGACGTGTGCGCTGAGCGATCAAGTTAGCAACACGATTGATCAAAACAGCCAAAGCGGCATGTTCGTCACCAACGAATGTAGCAGTACCTGAAACAGT